AGAAGCGATTGAGAACCTTCTTGGCATAAAGTTCGGGAATGAATTTCTCATTAACCCAGTTGGCGCCAGAGCGAGAGAGAGCCATGATGTCCTCCTATTAGCGGTTGAAAGTAGTGAAGATGGCGATAACTTCAACCTTGCCAGCGGTAACGGCGGTGGCCGCATCGAGCAGGAGGTCGAGCGTGTCATCGGTGCCAATAGCCTTCCCGCCAATCCAAGTCACGGGCTTATCCGTGCTGGTAGCCTGGGTGAACATGTAGGCACCATTTGCGGCGGTCACGGTGCCAGCAGTCCCGTCAAGGGCAACGCTCTTGATCAGACCGTCAGCGTCATCACCAGTGATACCAATCGTGGCGGTGGTGGAGCCAGTGCCAGCAGTGATAATCTTGGCAAAGCCGCCAACCAGAATCTCGCCAGCCTCAAGCGGGATGGCTTCGATCACATCGTTCTGGGCAAGCGCAGAACCCTTCAGGGCGGTGCATTCGGCAAAGTCAATAAGCTTGCGCTTGTAGTAGTAGGTGATAGGACCAGTGTAGTCCTTGTAAAGCGAATTGGCCTTCGCCGGGTAGGGCTTGACAGTAGCCATTGCTACCTCCGTTGTTTGTAAGTGCGTTCGAGTTTTGCGTCAATCGCAGCCAACGCCTCTGCGTTACCACGATTGGCAGCAATCATTTGCGGGAGAGACTTCAGTTCGGCGTCAGTGAATACATCGAGTTCCGGCTTCTTGGCCGGGGTGGAAGGAGAAGCACTTTTCTGAACCGCAATGTCCCCAAGGTCAGGCTTAACCGCTTTCTTGGTCAGACCAATCTCCTGCTTGAACTCCTTGAGCATACGAGCAACAAACTCGGGGCTCTTGGACACGGGATTGGAAACTGCTTCAAGATATTCGGGAGCCTGAGAATGAGCCCAGCCCTCAAGGGCACGGGCAAGATCCTTCTCGGGGTTGAAGAAATCGGCAGCATCGTTGTGAACCGAGGCAACCCGAGCGAAATGTTCCTCCATCTTGCGCTGTTCGGCCTGCTGCTTCAGACTCTCACGCTCTGCATTGGCAATTCGCTTGAGTTCTTCAACTTCGGCCAGGATCTTGTTACGCTCACGGGCAAACTCAGTCTTAACATTCTTGCCAATATCTTCGTAACCTTCCCACAGCGTAGAGTCCAGTTCCTCGGTTTCCTTCTGGATTCGCGCAGCATCAAGTTCAGCCTTGATACGGGCGATTTCATCATCCCGCTCCTTCAGGGCTTTCTTGTATTCTGCGGATTCCTGGAAAGCCTTGGTCATTCCGGCTTCCATTTCCTTCTTGCGCTTTGCGGCGGATTCAGCTTCCTCCTTGAACTTGGCAATTAGATCCTCGGGTTTGGCGCCCTCGTTCTCCGGGATCTCCTGCGTGGTTGTGGTTTCAGGCGTTTCAGAAACAGATTCCTCGCTGGCGGCAGGGGTTTCCTCCGGGACAGCCAGTGATTGCTCAATATCGGCAATCTCCTGTTCCATTCGTTTAAGTGCCTGTTCTCGACTCACTGACTTCCTCCTGTTACGGGTAGCGGCTTTACCGTGATACCCAAGTTATGAATTATAGATCACATTATGTTTAAGTTTCAATAGCCAATCATACATTTTGATTAGACCTTGAGCCTTAAACATATCATTTGGCTCATTGGTCGATGCCATTTGAGCCACAACCTGATCCTTCTTGCGCGACACAAGTTCCTCTAGATACTGCCAGTTACGCTCATTTGTCAACTGTTCGACATAGGCTCGAAGCTGTTCTTCTGGAAGGTCTGCGTGTTCTCGATTCTTTACGAGAATAATCGTTGCCACCTCTTTCTTCCGATTCCAGAACATTAGTACATTTCTCCAGTCTGTTCACGATTCATGGACGCTCCTTGATTTTGAGCCCGCATGTTCAATTCCTCAGATTCAGCCAGCATCTTATTGGCTTCCAACGCCTTCTGCGCCTCAAGCGTCTGAGCGATCTGTTCATCCATCAGGTCATAAGCATCCAACACCTTGCCCAGCATTTCGGTCTTGAACGGACCCGGTTCAGCCTGCTTAAGAACCTCAAGCATCGCGTCACGGGGAGCCGTCTCAGCCCGCTGCTTCTGCTGCATCTGGTTCTGAGCCTCAGCCATCGCAAGCTCCTGTTCACCCTGAGCCTGGGCAGCCAACATCTTCTGTTCAGCCACGACCTCAGAGGGAACCGCAATGTTCTGGTCAGTCATCCCCTTGGCCCGCATGAAGATGTCGAAGATCCGATCCAGATTGGTGCGTTCAGCCCACTGGGGAACCGTTCCGACGATCTGGACGAGATGGAGCAGATCACCAACCAGATTCTCACGCGCCATCAAGCCCTGGAGCCCACGGGCATAAATCCGGTAATCGCCCATGATCTTCGGATCATCAGAGAACATCTGATAGAACTTAGCCATCGCAGTCGTGATGGGGATAATCAGATACGTCTCGAAGTTATAGATGACAGTCTTTAGCGCAGTAGCAGCCGCATTGAACTGGAGCGTTGCACCTTCAGCCGTGCGATTGTGAGTCCCCTGCCCACCCATGCCCATCAAGGCATTGGGGATACCAGTCTGTTCCTGAACGAACTGGAAGTGATCCCGCTGAACAGCTTCAATCTGGTCAAGGCGGCAATCAGGGACGAAGAAATCAACGGGCTTGTATTGAGACTGGATCTCAGCTTCCTCAACAACCCAAATCTTACCAGCCCTCATCTCAATGTCACGATGACCAGGATGCAGCCGAGACGGATAGACAACTGCCATCGGTCGGCTGGAGAGAGCCATGTTGTCCATCTTGGCCCGTTCACAGGCATTGATAGCATCCTGAGAATCAAACATCATCTCAGCAACGCCCATGCCCCAGATGCTATTGGGCACCTTCCGGTAGGGCACGAAGTAGAACGGGATACGGTTCTTGTGCAGCTTGCTCACGCGAACGGAGATGACCTTGTGCCCGATCTTCCAGATCGCAGCCATAACCTGTTCATTAAGAAGTTCGTCAGGGACTTCCTTGCCGCAATCGCGCAAATCGCGCCCACTGATCCAGCCCCATCGGATCAGGCACACGAACTTGTTGGCTGGGCCGTTGGTCTGCTGACGGCTATTCACCGTATCCAGCGTGGTTTCCCACCACTCAGGCGTGAAGTTCCCATTGGGCGTTGCGTCCAGAACCTCGTCAATCGCCTCCACATCGAACCCAGGCTTGTGACGAAGCTCACGGACCTTGGCAACCGACATGATGTTGCGATGAATCACATACCCGCAATCTTCAACGCATCGGGCAGTCGGATCAGGGTAAACGTCCCATGGAGAAACGTATTCAACTTCAGGCTTATACTTCTCATCCTCGGCATCGGGATTCTCAAGAGCCTTTAGGGCTTCCTCCATCCCAAGGTTCTCGCGCTTCTCAGCCGCAAATGGCCCAGCCAGAATGCCAGTTCCATAGACAGACGCATCCAGAACGGACATCTGGAGCTTGGAAGCATATTGGGTTTCCACAAACCCATCATCCACATACATTGCCAGACGATCAGCCCGGGACTCAGCCTCCTTGCGGATTGCGTCCTCAATGGCAATCTCATCTGCACCTTCTGCAACCAACTGAGCCGCGATAGACGGGATGGTTTCACGCGGAGTGGCATCAATGGTGTAAGGCTTGTCCCCAGGAGGCATGAGGACAGGTATAATCATGGAAACAGCAGTCTGGATCCGAGGGGCCGTTACCTGGACAAACGCCTTGGAAGTCGTGCCAGCAAGATCATACGATGGGTCATAGACGCCCTTCATATTGTAATGGGCACGGAGAAAGATTTTCTCCTGGTCTAGCTTCGCCGCCTTGGCATCATTGAACTCAGTATCAATCTTCTGGGCGAAGTAATCCGGCTCAATCTTCTCAACCTGCATTTCCAATTTATCGTTCATTCGCAACCCCCATAGACGCGGATTATATCACAATAATCAAATACCCAATCGTTTATCAAATGGCGTATGTTCTTTTACGGTGAATTGGAGAACGGGTTTCTTCGCTCCCGGCACAACCGCCTTGTCAATGTGGGCAACCGCATGCTCAAATGCCGCAATTGTGTCGTCCTTGACGCGAATGATCGTCCTTCCATCTTCCTTGGTCTGATATGTTTTCATCTCTTTGAGCAATTGTGGGCACTTGTCTTTGAAGATGTAGAGCCTCCCGGTTGACATGCGCGATCTAACTTCTTCAATGCGAGCCCAACGATCCTTCCCAGCATTAAAGTTTTTCATTCCAAGTTCTTCGTATAACTCGGCAGTCGATTTACCAGTCTGGCTAGATCGGTTATAGGCATCGTGCGACATCGCATAAGGGATGTCTTGCCCCCACCCAATGAGTGCAAGCCTGTGTTCTGGCGGGGTCTTATTGGAAACACAGTATTCATTGTATATGTAGATGCAATCTGCGTCTCGATCCCACGCAGCAGCAACAACGGCTGTTGGGTGATTCAAGCCAAGGTCGAACCCGAATAGGCGGGGCCAATGTTTCGGCAACCCAAAGGATTCACAGGTATAGTCCTCTAGCTTCGCTTTGTAGATAATTCGGCTCCCCTTCATGGCAATGCCAGTGCGACGAGCCATGCGCTCATCCTCTGGGAATCCATCAAGGATTTCCTCAATCATATCTTCAGTCAGGAACGGGCAATCGTCCATTGAGATTGCAAACTTCTTGACCAACTTGCTTTCCATAATCCATTCATAAACCGGATCATCATTGATGACCGGCGTGAAGGTGAACACCATCGTTCCCTTCTTTACGAGCAACCGGATCTTGCACTCATTTACAATAGCCTGTGGCGCTTGCTCGTCAAAGTAAACACGGTCAATCGTTGAACCCTGGAAAGATTCACGCCCCTGATCGAACGAGAAGAACTGAACCGTAGAGTATCCGCCAGAGGAATGCTTGATCCACGCCTTGTTGATACACCCAGGGGGATTGCCCTTCTTAATCATCTTGTCTAAGTCAATGCAGTCCTTCGGAATGAATCCGGTTCCCCACTGACCAATTGGGCCAAACAACTTCTCCTGGAGTGTGTCTCGCACACGCTCACTCGTCTCACCAACAATCCATATATCTACCGGACGATCATACCGTTTACCCTTCCAGTCTTTATGGTAGATACCAGTGAGATGCGCAGCTTCCTCAAACATTCCACTGGTTGTCTTGCCAACCTGATTAGCAGCAGTCAGGGCTTTATACTTGGCATCGCAATTAAGGTAATCCCATTGCTTGTCATATGGAACCCAGTCTAGAATCTTGGATTCCTTTTTTGCCTTGGCAAATGCTTCTGCAACCTTCAGCCGCTCTCTAAGGACTGTTTCATCAATGTCACTCATCATCTTCCTCTATAATTGAATGATAATCTTTAAGATCACCAACCATGCGCTCTTTGAGCATCGTCACCAGCCCCAACTGCTCTGCAAAACGTCCGTCCCGGTGGTAAGTCACATTCCCAGCACGATCTGAGTATGCAATCACAAAGCTCTTGATATTCTTAGACTTCGCAGCCATTGTGGCAAGGTTATCGACAAGATCATCTGCGCTCTTAGGCTTCATCTTTCACAACCTCACCATCAACGATGTCGGGCATTACTTCCTTCAATTCAGGGTTCTCGTTCATCAACTGTTTCAACCTGTCGAGCATTTCTTCCCTTGACATGCGATCAGTAATATCCTCGACTTGCTGAACTTGCTTATCAAGATACTTCTCGTTGAACTTGGAAGCAGCAGATTGCAGCGTTTCCACCTGCAACTTCAATATCTGAGCGTTCGTTCTCTCCCCAACAATCTCACCTTCCTTATTAAACACAGGCTCAGTCGGTCTTGAGTTCATAGCAACATGCAGACCTTGTTCATAAAGAATGTCCCCAAATACCTTCTCAGCCTCTTTCAGATCCTCATCAAACTTGGGATAACGCCTACGCCAAACGCGCACATCAAGAGGATCAGGCCAGCCAGGATCAGACTTCAACAGAGAAACCAGCGGGATTCCAGATGCAATCCCCTCAACAATCTTACCCATCACTTCAGCGCGAGAAAGCGTCTCACCTGCTACTTCGTAGACCTCTCGGATCTTAGTGAGATCGTGTCCACTGCGAACCTTCAGTAGCTTGTCCTTGACCCGGTTCTTGGCAACCCAGATGGGCAGATTCATGGTGTATTTATCTTCAAACTTGGCTTCCACCGAAATCTCATGTCCCATCTTTTCGGGCTGATAACGAGCAGCCATAGCCAAGTGCATCGGGCTGTTCTCGTTCTTATCTTCTATGATTGATTCATCTTCTGCTGGAGCCTTAGCCCGTGGTGTATCACAAAAATCAGCAGCCCTGGCGATCCCTTTCTTGCACGAATTGCATTGGGTATGCTTGGCGGGGTTCCACTCCTTGCAGTGTGGGCACTCCCACTGGGCTCCGGGATAACGCCTATTGATTCCTTCGGAGTCAATCTTGTATCTGTATTCTTTCTCAGTCTTCGGTTTCTTCCCAGCCATATCCACACTCGATACATTCTTCGTTATGGGCAGCGTTCACTTCTCCACAAACCGGACACCTCCAGGTATTCGGGAAGAAGTATTCATCAATCGTCATTTCAGTCTCCAGGCGGTATTCTACCAAGAATGTTGTTGATGTAAAAGGACTCACATTGCTTGAGCATATCTGACTCAAGTTCCGTGTCTCGCTCAATCTTGAAGTCGAAATACTTGTTCCCACCAACAAGGGCTGCCAGAAACCAGCAGTCGTAGTCAAGCAGGGCCATATACCATCTGCACTGATACTCATAGTCTTTCGGGATCTCCCACCGTTTATATTGGGCAGCATACCTCTCTCCAGCCGTTTTGATCTCCAATCCCTCCCGCTTGCCATAGATCAAGCGATCCGGGGTGCCACAGCGCCATTCTTTCTCAACATAGACCCCATCCGTCAACCATACCCCATGCGCCTGATGGAACTTCATGGCTACATTCTGCTCCAGGCGGTTCCCCCACTCGATGTATTGGTTGCTCTCGAATGGAGCCCCAATGCCCATCTTCTGTCTCCACAGATCCATAGGCGTCCTGAACTTTGAGCAGCCCAGAATCACGCCCGCATCTGTGCCTGAAATCCGCTGGCTGCGCCGCTTTAACCATTCCTCG